CATCTTTTATATATTTATATACTACTATTTATCGGTTATCCACCAATAATTTCTTCAAATTCAACACCGCTTCTAACTGCAACAAATTGTAGTTGTATGAAGTTAATTGAACGTGATGGTTTTATGTAGATATCTCCACGAAATTCGTTTCGGTCTACTACATCTCCAGGATTATTACTTTCATCACAAATAACGGCAAAATCTTGAACGCCACCTCTTCCTTGAATATCTCTCAAGAAAGGTTCTACAGTAGCAGTGAATCGAGATCGTGTAAATGCATCGTTGAATTCGAACAAGAATGAATTGGCCATCGCTGCAATGGATTTTTCTAAAAGGATAAACAACCTTCGTACATTGATACGATCAAATGCACTTGGTTTTGCTAATAGTGTTTTATCTCCAAAAAGAAGTATTCCACTTCCCGGCATTGCTGTAACAGGATTAATACCATTTTTATAAAGATTATCCCTTTGTGTCTTATTTGGATTAAAAGGAAGTTTAATGGCATTACGAATATTACCCCTATCGATTCCAGCAGGCGACCAAAAAGGATCACGTGCATCATCTGTGAAGGCACAACATCCAGCGATATCACCATTCAATGGAACATATCGATATACATCATTGTACTTATCGTACATATATTTCCATCCAGAGTCAAGTACTGCGTATGAAGAACTTGGCATTGAATTACGGAATGATATAATATCATCAACTTCGCTTCCTGAGTTATTAACAACATTTGCTTGTGTAGGTGAAATAAATGCTACACAATCTTTACGATATTCGGCAATATTGTTAATTGCATGAATGGCGGTTGCTGCATCTGCATCGGCAGTCATCAAAAGTGTTACATCTACTTCTTCTGTATTTTTAAATTTATCTAGAGCTGTTTGAATATTTCCGGCGGTCGCTGCAGTTCCAGCGGTTCCACCAGTTAAACTTCCAGAAATAATAGTTCCTTTAGCGTTAAATGTTCCGGATGCAACCCCACCCCAAGCGGTTGTTCCACCATCAAGTAGTGTATCTGCATCACCATCTGCGTGATGATCCATCCAACGGAGATACTTTGAACCTCTATTAACTAAATCTTTGTAATAGCTACTCTGTCCGTCTTCACCTTTGGCTCCACCGGCAACTGATCCTGTATATGATTCTATTACAGTATTGTTTGCTCCAGTAATTTCTCCATCTTCGTCTACAACAACAACATGAATTTCATCATAGTTTCCGCTGTTTCGTTTGGCGTGAGCTGAAGTAACAGGCTCGCTATCAAATGAATCTGCATATTCCCATCTACGTGAATGAGTATTAGCGGCTGCGGATGCAACAAAAGGAACGGATACTGTCATAGAAGTTGAATTGGCAATTGCTGAAACCTTACGTTCTTCGGCTATTCCAATAAGTTTAACAAGATCACCTACAGTATATTGAGTATCAAGTGCTGTGTCTGTTCCAGTTATTGTAGTTCCATTAGCTGAACATACTAGTGTTCCAACCATAGATGTTGTTGGTTGACCAAATGCTGATCGTGCTTTACGAATATATGCACCGGTATTTGCAATTGTTGAATCTGCACCGATTGCAACCAAAACTGTATTGGATGAAACAGTAGTTACTACACAAAATGATGTACTATTAACATAGAGTGCATCTCCAACAGAAACATCATTTGAAAATGTTGTTCCTACTCCAATAACAGTAGTATTAGATTTTGTAAATATTGCAGAAGTACAAGTAGGTGAAACATCTGTATTACTGTTAAGTGTTCCATCATTATTTGTATTTGCTCTTGTAGCACCACACATGGAAACTCTTAATGTGTTTCCAAGTTCTCCTGGATATTTTGCAATGAATGCTCCAGCAGTGGTGACTTGTGATCCGCCCATATCTGGGTCGTATGTATTCTCATAATCTTCATCATTATTTATTTGTAGTGCAGTGGTCATTGCCGCATTATTTGCGGTTGTATGTATGGCACGAACTACTTTAAGATTTCCCGAATATGCGAGATAACTTGCAGCAGTAAAATATGTTTTATATGTGGCGGCGTTTGGTTTACCAAACTGACTTACTAATTCTGATTCATTACTAACTGTAATGACATCAAGTGCGGGTCCCCATTTAAAAGGACCAGCAATTGCACCTTCTGTCATAGAACCTTCAGGTACAATAGTTGTTAAGTCAATTTCTTTGGTTACAACGCCTGGACTAATTGTAAAAGGCATCTTATCTCTCCTATAGATTAAGTTGAAAGATTATGGTTTATAGATTTTATACCATATTACTTTTATTTATCTTTTTACAGTTCTCTAAAATCATAAATATTAAGTGTTATCATAAATTTATAAGGGGCGTATGGATTACAAAGAAACATATAAACTAATAGACAACAAAAAAATAAAAGATCGATTTCTTAAAAAAGTTGATCGTTCTGAAAAACATACAGAGTGTCATATTTGGCTTGCTTCTAAAAATAGAACAGGTCATGGAATGTTTTCTGTAATGGGAAGAACTATACCTGCTAGTAGATATGCATTTATGATGTATGGTAATTTCTCATCAATTTCTGGAGTACGAGGTGAACTAACATCTACTGAAGTAGTGACTCAAACATGCTTCAATCCATCCTGTGTAAATCCCAAACACCTTGAAGTATCCGATAAAAGAAGAATAGGAAAGAGATTATCTATCCGTCCAGATCAATTAGTTACTGGTTCTCTGAGTTTTTTAAACAGATTAAAAAAGGAAAGACCTGATCTATCTAATAAAATTGAAGATTTAATAACAGAAATAAACAATCCACCTACTGAAGTTAACTTTGCGGATATAGATCCATTTAATACCATACCCTCCTAGCGTCATCATCCACCGTCCACACAGTACCTTTATCATCCTTGAAGCTTTCTTCTTCCATGCCATCATCTATAATTCCGAATGGTAACATATCTTGTTCTAAAGTTTCCATTTGTTCTTCCCACATTTTTTTTCGTATATCCATATTTGTCAATTCCTTAAAATATCTCTGTTGAACTAACCATCCAAATATTACTAAGGTCATTGCTAGATCATCATGTGAACCATCTTCGGCCTGATATGTATTATTTGTTAAAGCAAAGGTTGTGAGCTCTTTAATAGTCTCAAAATCTGATATAATTAATTGATCTTGTTCAATTAAATCTTTTAGAGTAGCACATCCAATTCTCTTGATTTGTTTACTTGTTCTTAATCCTAACTGAATGTTCTTTGCAAATCCACCACCAATTTGTTGTCCTGCTCTCCCCCTCATCGTAATAATCATTATGTTTTCGTACTCTAAATCATAGTGTAGAGTATCAGCGACTTGAGAACCAATATCATTTACCTCAATCAAAACATGAGCCGTATTATACTTATTTCCAACATTATAAATTACGTTTGGATATAACATAGGAGAAATAGTATTATCTCTAAACACCGCTACTTGTTTGTAAGGCATTTCGGAAACATCGAATATATTAAATGCGGAATAATCTACACCTTTTCCTTGTGCAGTATCAGCAATCAAAGCATAGGTATGATTTTTCTTTGGTTCTTCATATACATCTAGATTGTTATTACTATGAATCGGTGGTTTAAATACTAACGTTCTAAGTTTTGATGGAGCAATTAGTGTATATGTTGATCCTACAAATTCACATTCAAACTCTTGAGTAAATTGCACTTCAGAAGTATTACGTATTGTCTCTTCTTTCCATTTACCATCACGTCCTGGCATCTCTGACCAATGTACTTCAATTGGCACATAATCATTTCTTTTTTCTATCGATTCAATCCACATTTTGTAAAACATATTCATACCAAGTGGAGTTGAAACAATAAGAACCTTAGTAGATTCACCAGAAGAAATTGTAGGATAAACAGAAGTGAAGAATTGTTCTGCTATATTTTGCGGAACGTGAGCAAATTCATCAAGAAAAATAATATTAAATGAACTACCTCGAACGGCGCTCGAAGAAGTCGCGGCAGCTATAACCTTAGATCCATTTTCTACTTCAATGTTTCCCTTGTTCCATACAACTGCTCCTTGCTGTAACCATTTAGGTAAATGTTCGTATGCAAGTTGTAATCTAGAAAGAAGTTCTCTTGCCACCGCGCCTTTGTTGGCAAGGATAGCAACATTAACACTTTCATTAAACAGAATATAATGAAGAAGAAAGGCGATGATTGTGGTTGACTTGCCAGTCTGTCTAGGCATTTTACAGATCACAAAACGATTATCAGTAAATTTGTGTATCATATCTTTTTGATAATCGTACATCTCAAATGGAACTAATCCCTTATCTACATGAATAATTTTGACAAAATTCTGTATGAAGTATTCAGGATTCTCTTTACATTTCATATATTCGGTAAGAGATTCTTCTGTCCACTCTATTTTTTGACCTACATTTTTGAGATTGGGATTTCCTAAATACGTTTCGCTAGCCACGTTTTACCTTTAAGAGTTTTTGTAGTTCTGCTGTCGATCCGACAAAGACCGCATTGTTAACATTAACACCACTACTTTTTTCTATACTTAGTTCTTTTTTAGTTTTGTGTAGAGTCATCAATTCTTTATTTGCATCTAATCCAGATTTGATTAACTGACCAACAACCTCAAAAGCACGAGGATGTTCAGATTGTTTAGCAATCTCTAACATTTCCTCAACAGCGTCTTGATTTCTTTCGATTAAATTGTAGTAATTTTCACGGGCATAATTATAATCAATATCTTCATCTTTACC